TATGAGGTTGTTATAGGGGATGAATGTCATCTATTTAAAGCTAAGTCTCTAACCTCTATAATGACAAAACTGATTGACTGTAAATATAGATTTGGTTTTACGGGGACACTAGATGGGACGCAAACTCATAAGTTAGTCTTGGAGGGATTGTTTGGTAAAGTTAAACAGTTCGTAAAAACTAAAGAACTGATAGAACAGGATCACCTTGCTAATTTTAAAATAAAAGCATTGGTTTTAAAATACAAGGACGAAGATAAAAAGCTAGTGAGTAAGATGAAGTATAAGGATGAAATGGACTTCATAGTTGCTCATGATAAAAGAAATTTGTTTATAAAAAATTTAACAATATCACTGAAAGGCAACACTCTATTACTATTTCAATATGTAGAGAAGCACGGAAAAGTTCTCTACGATTTAATATCAAAAGGCGCGGAAGAAAATAGAAAAGTGTTTTTTGTATACGGAGGTACAGATGCGGAGACAAGGGAACAGATTAGAGCCATTACCGAGAATGAAAGAGACGCCATCATCATTGCTAGTTTTGGCACATTCAGTACTGGCATTAATATTCGGAATCTTCATAATATTATTTTTGCTTCTCCCACTAAGTCTCGTATCCGCAACCTACAATCTATTGGCAGAGGGTTACGGAAGGGAGAAGCGAAAGAAAAAGCTACGCTCTTTGATATATCCGACGATCTGCGATGGAAAAGCAAAGTGAACTATACGTTAAAGCACTTCTCTGAAAGAATTAAAACATACAGTGAAGAAGAGTTCGATTATAAGATTTATAACATAAAACTATAAAAAGGGGTTTACTTATGACAAATGACATAGTATACTTTAAGTTAGTTTCGGGCGATGATATCGTTTCTTATGTTGACGAAGAACTTACGAGCGGCGATGAAGATCTAGTAATGCTTTACAAACCTTTGAAAATCCATACATACAATACACCGCACGGTGCTGCGGTAAGGTTGGCTAAATGGATACCATTTATCGATGAGACGCATATCCCAGTGCCTGTTAATAAAATTTTAATAAGTTCATCTCCATCCAAAGATATCCTAGATTTTTATAATGAAGCATTAGATGCTCTGGAGGATATGGAATTGAATGATGTTTTCGATGAGGATGAGGAAGAGATGACGCAAGCTCTCTACGAAAGATTTTCAAACACAAACATAGTGGTACATTGAATGGCTAGAACGAGTAAAAAGAAAAAGGAACACTACGTTAATAATAAAGAGTTCCTCGCAGCGATGGTTGATTTTCGTAATAATGTTCAACTCGCTGAAAAAAATGGTGATGAAAGACCAAGAGTTACTCCCTATATCGGAGAGTGCTTGATGAAGATCGCGGTCCATCTTTCACACAAACCAAACTTTATTAATTATACGTTCAAGGAGGAGATGATATCTGACGGTATCGAAAACTGCCTTCAGTATATTGATAACTTCAATCCTGAGAAATCGCAAAATCCATTTGCTTACTTTACTCAGATAATTTACTACGCTTTCCTACGTCGAATACAAAAGGAAAAGAAACACCTCTATACAAAATATAAACTGACTGATGAAGTTTCGGTTATGGGGTTAGATCGTTCATCACAGGATCATGATACTGACAGCTATGTCAATTCAAAAACCAGTGAGTGGTCGAGGGAACATGTGGACGTTTTTATTGAATCCTTTGAGGAAAGCAAACGTCGTAAAAAGAATCGTAACACTACCGCAGTAGATCTACTTATCAACGAGTGATAAATGAAAGCAGCATTAATAACCGATACGCACTTTGGCGTGCGTAACGATAGCTCACAGTTTCTAGATTTTTTTGATAAGTTTTATACTAACGTATTTTTTCCTTATCTACAGAAACATGATATAAGAACAATATTTCATCTCGGTGATATAGTTGACCGCCGGAAGTTTATCAACTACGTCACACTTAACGAGTTCAAGAGAATATTTGTAAATCCTGTTGTACACGGTGGTTACGATTTTCATGTGATAGTTGGTAATCACGATATACCATATCGCAACTCAAATGAAATAAATGCTATGCAGGAGTTGTTTAATACCTATGATATATCGATATACTCAACACCGAAAGATATACAGTTCGATGGCGTTGATATAACGATGTTACCCTGGATCAATGCGAGTAACTATTCCTCATCGCTTAAACATATAGAAGAGACCAAATCTCAAATATTATTTGGTCATCTAGAGTTGAATGGGTTTGAAATGCATATAGGAATGAAAGCTCATGACGGTATGGATACGAAACCTTTCGAAAAGTTTGATATGGTTTGCTCTGGTCATTTTCATCATAAGTCATCTCGTGGAAATATACACTATCTTGGGTGTCCATATGAACTAACATGGAATAATTACAACGATCGCCACGGTTTTCATATTTTTGATTCTGAGAAAAGAGACTTGACTTTTATCCAAAATCCATATAAAATGTTTAATAAGTTGTGGTACGATGATTCCGATGTTTCTTCCTATGAGGAAATTATGAACAAGTATTCATTCGAGGAATATCGTGACACGTATGTGAAGGTTATTGTTCAGCAGAAAAATAATCCCTACTGGTTCGATATGGTATTAGATTCTTTATATAAAGCAAACCCTGCTAACGTATCCATCGTTGAGGATCATAAAAACTTAGATCAACAATCAGACGAGGATATCGTGAGTGAGGCTGAGGATACGCTTACCTCTTTGTTTAAATATGTTGATCGCATGGAGACAGAGGTCGACAAAGCTAAGTTACAGCAATTATTTTCTAGCCTGTATACTGAAGCGCAAAATATGGAAATCGCATCTTGATTCATTTTAGTAATGTTCGGTGGAAGAACTTTCTTTCTACCGGAAACACGTGGACTGAATTTCAGCTAGACAGAAATGCTAATACCCTAGTGATAGGGGAGAACGGCTCTGGTAAGTCAACCGTTCTCGATGCTCTCTGCTTCGGTCTTTTTAATAGAGCCTTCCGTAAGATTAATAAACCTCAACTTGTTAACTCAGTAAACGAGCGGGGTATGTTAGTTGAGGTTGAGTTCTCTGTGGGTCAGCGCGAATATAAAATTGTTCGTGGTTATAAACCAAGATTATTTGAAATTTGGCAAAATGGGACGATGATAGATCAGACCGCAAAAGATGCTGACTATCAGGAAGAGCTTGAAAAAAATATACTAGGATTAAATTATACATCGTTTACTCAGATTATAGTATTAGGTTCATCTACGTTTATACCGTTTATGCAGCTCCCAGGAAGTTCAAGAAGAGACGTGATTGAGGATTTATTAGACCTCAAAATTTTCACATCGATGAATGTCTTACTCAAGGAAAAGATCCAGACTAACAAAGAAAACTTGAAAGAGATTCGCCATAATATTAAATTAGAGAAAGAGAAGTTGGCGGTCCATAAGAAATATCTTGAAGAGATACATAATAAAAATCAGGAGCGCATCGACAAGCTGAATGATGAAATAGAAAACTCCGAAAGTTCAATATTCCGATTAGAGGCTGATATCGAGAGGAACAACTCTAAGGTTGATGAGTTGCGCGAAACTATTAAAGATGAGAAAACCGTAAACAAAAAGTTACAGGATATTCTAAAGATTGAATCTCAGTTTGAAGATAAGACTAAAAAACTGAAGAAGGATATAAAATTTTACCAGGACAATGATAATTGTCCAACATGCGAACAGCAGATTAGTAGTGTAATTAAGACTACTAAGATCAGGGAGAGTGAAGAAAAAATACAACAGGTTGTGGATGCTGTAGATAAACTACAACTAGAACTTGATAAACAGAATCAGCGACTGCTTGATATTATGGAAGTTAATAAGGAAATACAGGAATACTTAGAGAAGGTATCTGATAGCAATAACCAGATATCCGCTCTGAATAAATTTATTAAAAAAATTAGAAAAGATATAGACGCAGAGGTTGATAACGAGACGAATATCGAAGAAGAGAGTATAGAGATTGATAAGATTAACGATTCTATAAATTCTAATGAGGTTCTGAAAGAGGAACGGTTAAACGAGGCTCAGATCTTGGACGTTGCCGCAGACCTACTAAAAGATAAGGGTATAAAGACTCAGATTGTACGTCAGTATGTCCCAGTGATGAACAAACTAATTAATAAATATCTTGCGGCGATGGAATTCTTTGTTAGCTTTGATCTTGATGAAAATTTTGACGAAACTATTAGATCTAGACACAGGGATAAATTTAGCTATTCATCATTTAGCGAAGGCGAAAAGATGAGGATAGACCTTGCATTATTGCTTACCTGGCGTGCTATAGCTAAAATGAAAAATTCAACGAATACGAATCTGTTGATACTTGATGAGGTATTTGATGCGTCACTAGATACGAATGGTTGTGACGAGTTCTTGAAACTTCTAAATGAACTTGGCAAGGGCACTAATGTTTTCGTTATCAGCCACAAAGGCGATGTACTACAGGATAAGTTTAGATCTGTGATTAAGTTTGAGAAACATAAGAATTTTAGTAGGATTGCAGCATGATTTTAATGAGAGCCACTGAGAGCGAAGAATATTTAATCGCTGACGACCCAGTCCGACCTGAGTTAGATTTTGACTTCAGGGTGGGACCCAATAAAGATTTCTTTATCTATATGAATGAATTTACTGGAGGAGTGGCTTCTGCTATATGCGTATCTTATAATGACTTTGTTCCGAAAACCGTAACGGAGCTGAAATATTACCCTGATAATCTGGATCCTCCAAGCGTCGCTGTATTCTACACTGTATGGTCATACGAAAAGGGCGCGGGTAGAGAGATTGTGTTTAAAACTGCTGAGCATATAAGACAGGAAAAAGAATATGTACATAGGTTTGTAACTTTATCCCCAAAGACTCGTATGGCTGAGAGATTTCACCTACGTAATGGCGCGATCCTCCTTTCTGAAAATGAGGAAAGTAATAATTTTGAGTATAGGAATGTATAGGAATATTTGTTATGATGGATAGTAATTTTGACAAGGTCGAAAAATTTATGGATGCTTTCGGTCAGGAGACTAGGAAGAAGCCAGATTGGCCAGACGCTGAGACCATGGAGTTGCGCATCGATTTGATTGAGGAAGAACTACGGGAGCTGAAAGAAGCTATCTATTATGGCGAGGGCACTATTATTGATGTTGCTGATGCTCTTACCGATTTACTCTATGTAATATATGGCGCGGGGCATAGCTTCGGTATAGATTTAGATTAC